GGGTGTAATGTATCCATAAAAACACCTACTGGAGTAATGGGTGTTAGCAATAACGGTACAAATGCTTTCACTATTTTTGATGTCAATGATAATCCTTTGTGGATTTTTAAAGACAATGGAAATACTGTTTCCGAAAATGGTAAACTTGCAATCGGAACAAGTTCAAATCTTTATAGTTCAGATTTTTCTGTACAAGGTAAAACAATATTTCAAGCAAAAAATGCGGGTAGTGCTGTTTTAGGTGGCTGGGCGCAATCTAATGGTGCAAGTATTACAACGATGTTTGAAAATGGCAAAATGATTTTTGGCGGTTTTCAATTAATAGGAAGCGAAAAAATATCTATACAAGGCGAAACATTTATTCAAGGAACAGGAACAACAACGGGCACAACTTTAGCTTTATACGATGCTGATTCACCATCGCCAAATAAAACTTGGGAGTGGTTGGATAATGGGAATGTGATTACGGGACAAGACAATTTTATATATTTTGATGATGAAATAACATTTTTAACTCAAAGTGATATAAATACAAAATTTAGAGTGTCAAATGGAAGTGATAAGGGAAGCAGAATTTTTGTCGGTGGTAGTTCGGGAGGCTTTGAAGGTTTACAATTAATGTATTTTGGAAATAATGCGGCAGTTGACCCTTTAAAAAGAAACAAACAAGGACTCGTTGGTGAGTATAATCATGGAGAATTAATAATTTGTAATAACGCAGGAGGCGACAACGCAGAGATATGGTTTAATATTTCAGATGGTCAGACAGATGACTTGCTAATAAATAAAAGAAGGGCGAAAATTACAAAAAATGACTTTAAAATTCATAATGTAACAGGGTTAATTTACCATCCAACAGATGATGAGCCAACAAAGATTGGAACGGAAAATGTAAGTTTACAAGGTTCAACAGCAATAAAAGGACTCGGAACAACAACGGGAACTACTTTAGCTTTATACGATGCTGATTCACCATCACCAAATAAAACTTGGGAGTGGTTGGATAATGGGAATGTGAATTTAAGCATTGATAGCGTTATAACTTTAAACAACACATTAAAAATTGAAAGTGGACAAACTTATTTAGATAATGGGAGTTTCAATCCATTAGTTCTTAATGTTAAATCTTCGGGAGTTGATGGAATAGGGCTTGATTTTAACGCTTATAACAGCTCAAATGTAGAGACAAATTTCGCTCGAATTGTTCAAGCTGCAACAGACGTAACTGCTGGTAGTGAAAACGGGGGTTTATTGTTAAGAACGATGATTTCGGGAACTTTAAGAACGGGCGTAACATTAGACAACAGAGAATTTTTAATAGATGCAGCAAACTTTACAGACAATGGATTTAGAGTAAAAGACGGAATTATAGATTGCTTGAAAGTTACTACAAATAAGCAAACGTATATTGAAAGTGGGAGTTTTAACCCATTAGTTCTTCTTTTTAAATCTTCGGGAGTTGATGGAATAGGGCTTGATTTTAACGCTTATAATTCCTCAAATGCTGAGCATAATTTCGCGCGAATTATTCAAGCCGCGACAGACGTAACCGCTGGTAGTGAAAACGGGGGTTTATTGTTAAGAGTTTCTGATAATGGAACAATAACTACAAAAATTGAAATTAATTCCAATAAAGTATTATTATACGATAATTTGGACATGAACAATAACCGTATTTTAAATTCGGTAGTTAATCCAAGCGTACAAGAAGCAGCAAACTCGGCAACCTTTACAATTAATGCAGATGAGCAAAGCGATGGGGTTTTAACTGCTATGTCGGCAAGCACAACGATAGCAGCACCAACGGGGACACCAGTACAAAGCCAGGATTTAGTGTTTAGATTTAAGGATGATGGAACTGCAAGGTCATTAACATGGAATGCAGTTTTCAGAGCAATAGGAGTAACATTACCAACAACAACGGTTGCAAATAAGCTTACTTATGTAGGATGTAAATATAATTCAACAGACTCAAAGTGGGATGTTATTGCAGTACAACAAGAAGCATAAATAAATAAATAAATAAATAAATATAAAGAAGATGATTAAAAATAAAATACACTATCAAATTACAGGAGATTTAGTTGCAGATTTTGGAACTACTTTTACAAACCCAATTATTAAAGTTGCGGTATCCGACCAAGGTGTTATAAGCGATGGACTTTTAAAGGTTGAATACAACGTTTATGTATCCGCAGATACTTATGCAGAGGGAAAATATTTCTTTAAGGCAGAGAAGGAAGGAGAAAGATTAAAAAACTTTACTTATCCTGTGAGTGATGTTCCTACGTGGTCAATTGCAACTTACGCTGAAGATCAAAGAAAGATTATTGCAGACACCTTTGGATATGATGTTTCAAAAGTTGTATTAGTAAACGAGGAGGTATAACTATAAAAGAATAATGTTATTACCATACGTGTTTTTTTTTATAGTACTTGTTTTGTGCATAAAGATTGTGCGAAGTAGGTAGTGTTAAAATATTATATCTTTCGTAAATAATTAAAATAAATAATATGGAATACTATATAATAAGTAAGGTAGAACTTGGAGACGATGAAGATTTAAAGTTTACGGATGTTGGACAAACCGATGATGTAAATGTTGCAAATGAAATTAATGAGGGATACGATAGTACGCTTGGTAAATTTACAGGAGAAAATAGAACAAAATTGGAGATTGGAATTGTAAAAGTTAGCACCTTTTTCGAAACTACTGACTATGTAAATGAAGCTCGCACAATGGTTTATAATGTTGATGATTTAAACTTAAAGGCAATAACTAAGGTAAGCGAATTATAATGGCATCGGCAACTAAAGGTAATCAAACAGCAAATAAAAGTACCCCTGGAGCAACATTTAAGCAGTTAAATCACACTCAAAATTCGGGGAGTGATAGAGTATTAATTGCTTTTTTTCAAATTAATAATGGTAATAGCAGAGTGTATACAGGAGCAACTTATGGAGGACAGGCAATGACTCAATTATATCAAATTAATAGAGGAGGATTGGCTAGTCGTATGGCAGTTTATTATATGATAGATCCACCAGAGGGAACAAACGCATTAAGAGTTAATTTTAGCAATCAAAATTGGAATGCAATGTCTTTTTATGCACGTAGTTTTACAGATTGCGGAGGAATCGGTGCTCATGTAAAAGCAGGCGGTTCGGCATCTCCGCACGATGAAAGCTTAACTGTTGAAGAGGATAGTTTAATAATGATGACATCTTGCTCTAATGTAAACATACAAACCATGCAAATTCCTACGGGAACAACAGTTGCTGATATTAACCATACTACAACTAAAAAAGTTGCAGTTGGTGCAATTTCTAATAGTGGACATAGCGCAGGGAGTATCCCTTTAAGGACAACAGTAAATAATAATAACTGTACTTTAGATGCGGTTGAGGTAAAAGGGTTATCAAGCAGTGGTGGTGGTGAGAGCAACTTTTTTATGATAATGTAAATTATTATATCTTTAGTAAATAACTTTTATTTAAAATTAAAATGGAAAATCAAGAAATGACTCAAGAGCAACAAGCTTTTTTATATCTCATACAAACATTAGATAAGGCTACTAAGGTAGGAGCTTATACTAGGGAAGAGGTTTTAAGCTATAATAATGCTTTAAATATATTAGATAAGTTTTTCTCTCCTAAAGAGGTATCCAACGAAGAGGTCTAGAATATGGAATTAAAAAATCACTTTGTTTTAGAATATTTAGAAGATCAAGCAATTCCTATTGCGTATGTATTGGGTTCAGGAAATAAAAAAGTATTTATCACTACTAAAACTTTTTTGTTTACATTAAGCAATGGAAAGGTTTTTATCATTCCTAAAGGATTTCGTTTTGATGGTTCTTCAATACCTAGAATATTTTGGTGGTTTGCTCCTAGATTAGACGATAGAATATTAGGTTCTTTGATTCATGATATGATGTATTATGATGACTACAAAAGGGAACAATTGGGTGATAAGGCAGCTAAAGAATTAGCTGATAAAGAGATGTTATATTGGTGGGATGCACAGCTTCCTAACAGGAAACGAATTAATAGGTTGATGTATTTTTTCGTAAAGCATTTAGGGTGGAAAATTTTTAAAAGAAAAAAGGATTAAACTGATATAATATTTGTGAAAATTTAAGGTGATATCCGTTATTAATAGCAGTAAAAAATAATTTTTATCTTTATGAGAAATGAAGATGTAATGGATAATTCGCACTTAGGTTTAGCTTATAATTTTTTAAGCTCTTTTTTTGGTTGGGCTATGTTAACAGAAACTGTAGAGTGCATCAAAGACACATTACCCTACATGGATTATCTAAAAATTATAGTAACACCAGCAGCAGATTCGGGGATAGATGTAACAAGTAAAATCTTAGTTCTAGTTCTAACTGTCCTATCTATTGTAACTTCATGTATAACAATCGGTCAATTCGTTTATAAAATAAAAAACAAGAGAAAAAAATAACTATATCAAATGAGTAATTTCGAATGGAGTAAAAGGAGTAAAGCTGTATTAATAACTTTACATCCCGACTTACAGAAGATAATGAACTTAGCTATCCAAAGAACTAATGTAGATGTTATTCTTGTAGAGGGAGCTAGAAATATAGCCACTCAGAGAAGATATTACAAAGATGGATTGAGCATGATTAATCCAGACAAATACGACTCAGAAGAGGCTCTTTGTAAAGTTGCTAAACACATCACTATAACGGAACATCCTTTGTATGAATATTCAAGAGCTTTAGACTTTTGTGCTTACGCTTTCCACAAGGGGAAGAACTTATCCTACGACCTCACACACTTAATATACTTATCTACTGTAGTAGAACAATGCGCTAAAGACTTACATTCTAGGGGTGTGATAGACCACTTAATAAGAACAGGGATAAATTGGGATGGAGACTCTATATTAATGGTAGATCAAAGCTTCAATGATGCTCCTCATGTAGAATTAATTAAACCGTAAAAGACTAATGAAGTTAAGTAATAATTTCTATTTATCAGAAATGCTTAAAAGCAATACCGCAAATAGGAAAGGTATAGAAGAGCAATATGAGCCATCATCTGAAGTTATAATCAACTTAACTAAGTTATGTAAAAACATTTTACAACCTATTAGAGATAGTTTAGAGACAGCTATTAGGGTTACTAGCGGTTACAGATGTAATAAGCTTAATAAAACTATTGGAGGTAGTTCTAAAAGTCAGCACACAAAAGGAGAGGCGGCAGATATAGAGTTATGGATAAGAGGTCAAGAAAAGAATGCTATACTGTTAGATAAGATATTAGAGTTATCCGTTAACGATAAAATAAGTTTTGACCAATTAATAATAGAATACCCAGATAAAAATGATGTACCTCAATGGATTCATATATCTTATAGTGATAATCCTAGAGGACAAGTTTTATTGTGTAAAAAAGTTAATGGTAAAACAATATACTCAAATGTTAGTGTATGAAAAAACTAGGACAGTTTTTAAAGAAAGCTAAGGGGGTTTTAGGCTCTCAAGGTAAGAATATAGGTGAACTAGCTCTTAATGCTGCTACGGGCGATTTTAAGGGTGTTATAAAGGAGGTTGGAGATATCCTTGGAATGGATAATTCTGAAGAGGGAAAAAATCTTTCTGAGGAATTTAAGATAAAAGTAAAAGAGTTTGAGCTTGAGCATCAGCGTTTATTGATAGCCGATAGAGATTCTGCTAGAGATATGCAAGAGGCTGCTCTATCTAGTGGTGATAAGTTTGCTTCTAGGTTTGTATATTACCTAGCAATATTTTGGAGTATTATAGGTGCTACCTTTATTGTGTTAGTATTCTTTGTAGCTCCTCCAGAGAATAATCTTAGATTAGTAGATACTCTTGAAGGGTTTTTATTGGGTACTATAGTTAGTACTATAATAGGATACTTTTTTGGTGGTGTTATAAAATCCGATAAGTAAGTGTGTGACTTTCAGATTCCTTTTAGCTTACAGTATCTCATGTAGTCTTTATCCTCTATGTAATCGAGTTTCTTTTGGAAGTTATCTTTAGACCTTATAACATCTGTTCCTTTGGTCTCGTAGTCGCTATGACACTCTATACATTCTATTAGAATATTGTCGGGGTCTAACCTTAACTCTGGAAATCTAGATTTAGGAAGTATATGAGAGAAGTAATGTACCTTTGGCTCTCCGTATAATGACTTGTTACAAGCTGTGCATACGTGTGGTCTTTCTTTCCATATCTTAAAGAACAGTTCTCGCTCTCCAGTAGGTTTTTTCTTCTTCATGTATTAAGACCTGTTCTTGCCTTTGTGTAATCCATGATTAGCGTGTTGCTTTCCCTTGCTAGTAGCTTGTCTTTTCTTTCTATTGGCGGCAGCTAATTTCTTCTTCCCTGCTGCTGTGCTTTTTAATTTTATAATTGTTTTCTTGGGAGCATAAACTTCTCCCGTTTCTGATGATTTCTTACCAGATGCGGTTGTCCACTTTTGCTTAGTCCATTTGTCTAAGCTCATTTGTGTTTTAGTTTTTCCCATGTTTTAGCTTTTATATCCTCCTCCTGCTGCTTTATATTCCCTAGCAAGCATCTGAGCTTTCCTTGCTGACCATTGACCAGGATTACCACCTTTAGATCCTGCTTTAATTTTGTTAAATAGTCTTTTTCTCAGCTCAGGCTTAGTGTAGTTACCAGATTTATTTACTGTGCTTTTTCTAACTTTCATATTTTAAAAATACAAAAACTTACTTAAACATATTTCTCTTGTAGTCGGGATTGGAAGTAAATGTTTTATCTTCTATATAAATATCTACCTCTGACTCTTTAGGAACGTATACGGTATATCCGTTGTTCGGTACGTAGTTGCATATTACGAATATTTTATCTTTGTTTTTCACTATTTTAATTGTGTCATCTAAAGTTGTGAATTTATCACCTATCATAAGTTCTGATGCTGTCATTCTTTTAAGATAATAATTTTACTTTACTCCCGTTTTTTTTAGGTCAAAGAAAACATCTGTATGTTCTATCTGATTACTATACTTAGGGATTATTTGTATAGAAAAACCACAGTATGAAACTCCGAAGTTAGATTGTATCCAAGGAGATGGAGGAGCGAAAGACATATAGTTTCTATAATCAAACTTAGGCTCTCTATTATACCCTACTTGATGAAGGTCTCCCTTGTCTACATGAATGTACTTAGATTTAATTTCGTAGTGGTCTATATATTGCCTAATAAGATTAGACACTTTGTCATTTAGATGTAAAGGCATGTTCTTAAACATGTTCTTCTTATCTTTCCCATGCGCTAAAAGAAAAGCATGGTCTCCATAATAGAAATGCTCCATGTGTTTGTTTAAGATAATATACTCCACGTTATCATACATAGACTCTATAGCCATCTTAATAGCGTAGTTTGCTGTGTATCCCCAATCTCCTGAGTGGTTGTCATTGCTAACGCTTCTAAACTGATACCTTTCTGAAGCACCTAAGTTTACTATATTAACACAGGTGTTTAATTTATTCTTTACGTATGACTTCCAACCTTCTTTGTTAGACATGTTTTGGGGAAGCTTATGTCCCTTCCTTGTTGTCTCACCATCGTAGCCATCTAGGTTATCTCCTAAATCATCTACTATGATAAGATCAAAATCTCCATGAGTATCTATCCTGTCTTTTATGTTGTCAAATACTACCGATAAATGCTTCTTAAAAACCTTTTCGTTGTACTTAAATCCAAACATAGAGTCTTCTGTATCTGTCTCCATACCTACATGAGCATCTGATATAACTGCTCTAAGGGCTTTTTTATTAGTCTTGTAAGGTTTTGTTGTTTTGATTTTTGTAACACCCTCTATGCCATCTTTTATGGCTTCTGTGATATCGTCTAAATCTAAGACTTGTTGAGGGTTGTTAATTTTTAGAGATACTTCTTTGCTTTTTAACCAAGCGGTAGACCAAGGCTGGTCTTCTGGCATGTTGAAACTGCCTAAAGTATTTTTTACTGCTGTATTACCGAAAGGATCTCCTTGTTTTTCGAAGAATCTTCTAACCGATCTTTCGTTTACGCTGTGTCCTTTTTCTTTTTCAAGCCATTTTTTTATTTTAACTGATGAGTATCCTTGTTCTTTTAGATATTTTAGGTCTGGGAGGAAATCTTTTAACTTCATTTTTAAAATTACTATTTAGATTTGCATGGTTAAAATAGTAATTTATATATATATGGTAAAAAAAGAGGTTTTTACACCTCTTTATAGTTTTTAATGTTTACTCTAAACGTTGCTCTCTTACCCTCTGGTCTCTTATTAAGTATCCTACCATTATCCTCAAAAGATATTATCTCATCATACCTAGAGAAAGCCATTATGTTTTGCTTTTCTTTTTCTTTGGCTTTTTCTAATTGTGATATCTTATCGGTAGTGTTCTTGTAAGATACCGCCATCTGCCACTCTTCTTCCGTTCCTAGCCTAAAAGACTCTTGAATGGATGTCTTATACTTGTCTTTATAAAACTCTATGTAAGACTCATTTCCAGATGGCTCAGGCTCTAAGTTGGTAATCTCTCTATCTTTTTCTAAATCATCGCCTTTTGCGTTTAGAACATCTTTAGCTATGGTCACACGCTTCCAAAACTCATAAGTCTTAACAACAATCTCTTGGCATAACTCTAAGTCCATATCTAAAGGAAGAACATTAAAGTCTACACCTGCTACTAGATAAGCTATCTCTGAGTAAGTAAGACCCAATACAATCATTTGTAGGTTAGTCTGTACTACATATCTATGAGGGATTCCTAACTCATACTTATCGGAAGCGAATTGTGATACCATCTTTATTTCTAAACTAGCATCCGACTCTACTACTTTCCCCGTAAATGGAGATACCTGTCCTCCAGGGATATAGAAATCTAATGAAGCAGAGATATGGGGATAGTTAATGTTTATTGCGTAACAAGGAATCTCAATCTTTTTTCTGATTTTCTTACCCTCTGTCCAATTCTCTACCCAACCAAGTTCTGTTCCATCATGGAACTCCCAAAGGTCTGATATCTTTTCTTCGAAGTGTAAACCATTTACGGTAAACTTACTAGCGAAAGGAGGGATGTCATAATCTACCTTGCTTCTAAACAGTTTTACGGGATCTCCATACTCATCTAAATCTAATAACGTGGCTACCTCAGAAGAACCTATCGTATTTTTTCTGAAAGAATACCAATCTTCATTACGCTTTCCATCTACAAATTGAGGGATAAAGAAACCGTATACCTCTTCCTTGATTTGTTTCGCATACCTAGCGAACTCTTCTAAATGTGCAAGCTCCTCTGGGAGTTTACATCCTAAATTCTTTTTACTTAAATCTATCATAATTGTTTGTTTGAAAAAAAAGGGAGGGAATAAATAGCTACCCCCTCCTATTAAGTGAAATATTAAAAAGGAAGATCATCTAACTCTTCTTCCTCTTCTTTAGGTGTGGTGGTGGCAAAAGATTTATCCATGTGGCTATCAAGGCTACTAGCTGCTTGCTCTAAAGAAACTGTAGGCTGTGCAATAGAATTACACTCTGGAGTGCATACCTCTTTTAGTTTTTCCAACAGCTTGTTGTACTTTCTTTGGATAACCTCTCCTGTGTCTGGGTCTTTAATCTCTGTTGTTAATGCTTTTTGCTCATCAATAGATAAAGCCCATTTAGATTGCTTTTCACCGTTCAATCTAGTTCCTACTCTTTTGTACTTTCTTCCAGACTTCTCTTGAGTATAGAAGGATAACTCTATCTCATCTATCTTTTTAGAACCTGCTAGAGTGTTTACTAAAGACCTTCCTAGTGCTGATCCTAAAGATACATCTATCTTATAAATAGCATCGTCTACTATTTCTAAAGATAGAAACTCTTTGTCTCCATACTTTTCAGAAGTTTGGATGTCAAATTTAAAAGACTTCAGCTTACCTGAAATACTTTTCCATTCTCCCTCTGTTGTCCACTTGTCATTTTTCTTAACAGCTTTTGTTAAGTAAGGATAGGAATCCTCTTGTCTCATACCTTTTAACTTAAGGTAAATTGTTTTTTGCGATTCTCCGTTTGATAATCCCATAATTGTATTTGATTTTAATTGATTACTTAGTTAATAAGGAGGTTGTTCTTCATCCTCCTTGGATTCTGGTCTTGATGTTTTAAATACTGACCCTTTATTATATTCATGATTCTCTTGACTCTCAGTAGGAATTGTGTTATCATATACATATTCATCAAAAGTTTGTAGTTCTTTTTTTGTGCTGACAATCTCCTCCCCTAAGATATTAATTTTCGCCCAATCTCGCAAAGGATTTATGTTATTACTATCATAAAAACCTAAAAAACCTTCATGATTTTTATATATCAACTTAACAGGCTCATCATCAGGTGTTTGCCTACCACCAGACCATTGGTTTTTTATCTTATCTATGTGTATTTCCGTTACTATTCTAAGGTCTGAATGCTTGTAATATCTATGGACAATCATAAGGTCATCCACCTTGTTACCCCACTTACCTCCTCCCTCTAAATCCACTCCTCGGCAAGGCATTTGATATCCTTTCATCTCTCCCGACTGATGCACTCTTCTATTGGCTTCTGAGGTAGGGTGCATATTAACTGTTACCCCCACTCTCCTAGACATTGACCATTTCTTAAACTTATCAGCTACAGCATAATGGTAATCGTGTATCCCTAATTTTCTATCTATCTCATCGTAACACAACTTCATAATTGAGTTGTAGGGATCTATAACGAAGCTATCTAGACTTTCTTTGCTAATAATCTCATCCGCTACATCGAGGATATCTTTATAGGAAACATCATCTTCTATCTCTATAAATTTAAACTCTCTATTAAGATATGTTAGGCATTTCTGAATGTGACTTTTATCTTCTTTGTATATCTTACTTATCTTCTTTCCTAGTAGAAGTTCTATCATTGACATCTTTACTGTCCACATTCTATTTTCGGGGCAGAAGAAAGCTGTTCTCATTCCATGAAGTGTGTTCTCTAATAGCTTAAACAACCATATCATCGTTGACTTACCTGTGTTATAGATACCTCCAATAATATTAAATTGGTCTTTCTTAAATCTATAATACTCATCTAGGTCTGGGTATCCCGTTCTAAGTCCTAGCTCCAACTCCCCACTAGCGAACTTGTATATATTCTCTTCTTCGGTAGTGTCTGCGAGATACTCATGTGAGTTGTCAAGGTCGGCAGGCTCGTCTAGCTTCTTAAACTTAGTCTCTGGAGTTCTACCATAACCCATCTCTTTAAGCTCTATAGCAGCCTTCTTATGGTCTCCACCACATTCTAGCATAGCATATATAGAGAAAGGATTGTACGACCTATCGGATTCAAAAATCGAAGAGGTGGAGAATACTCTTAATAGATTATAGTTTTTATTAAAATTACCAGATATGGGAGAGGTAGCTCCTGGACGTTGCACATTTATTCTAGTTCCCTTTTCTCCTACAATCTTCCAAGAATGCTTAACAAGTACAGACTGCCAATCCCCTCTATCGTTAAAGTCATCCCAAGGGGTAAGACCTTTAGAACCCCAAGTGATATTAGGCTTCTCCATAAATACGGGAGGCATAGTCTCATCAAACATCCTACAGCAAGAGAAGATAGTATCTCTCTCTTCAGGAGTTATAGTAGGTATATCAGATAGTTTCCCTTGAATAACTTCATACCCCTCTGTAGGTGCTGAAACTATGTATCCTGACTCTCCCCTAGTTTCTAGGAGAACGACTTTCTTCTCTCCTTTTTTCTGCTCTTTCTTTGTACCTTCTCTGCTAGCTAATTTTACGTTTCCTGCTATCTTCTCACATTTATAGATAAGGTGATAGCCTCCATTGATTGTTTTAGCAACAGTAAGCTTGTCATATAGACCTTGGTTGAATAGGTTAATCTTGTCTTGTAGCCTGTCTATTAGATGTCCTTCTTCTTCTTGGTAAATCTCATTCTTTTGATCTACATCTATTACTTCTATTCCTCCACTAATCTTTCCGCATATTAAACCTATTGATTCGAATAGGTGAGCGTTATCTTCTACATTAATAAATGTTGATTGATACTTCTTCCATGAGCTTACGTTTGGTCTTTTATCCTTTTTTAAAGGAAGGATGGATAGCTTCTTATTTATAAAAGCTTTAAGTATTTTTTTCTCAATCATGTTCTTTTTTGATAAATGTGTGACCTTAAGTTTAGTAGTTTTCGTTTAACTCGTCAATTAACATTTCTTCAAACTGCATTTGGTCTAAATCGAAGAACTCAAAAACAAGGTCTGTGACATCTATTTTTCCCCATTTAATAGATATTATCTCGTCTATAGATTCGGGATATGGTGGATATCCAGGGTCTCCATTGGGTAATGTGTAAACACCTGGATCTGCTGGTGTGTAATCGAATTTAACTTCTAACTGTTGGTCTCCTAAAATAATTGTTTCGTAGCACTTCATTTTTTGTATTTTTTTGAAAATTGTTTTAATCCTTCTATATCTTCTGGTGACACACTTCCATTACTGTCTATCCTAGATATAAAATCTAATAACCCATCAGAGAGAAGTATATGTTGTTTTAATAACTCCTCTACAGATTCTACAAACCTTAATCTAAACTCTATTTGTTGTTTGTATTTTTTCTCAATAGTAGGCTCAACAGCTTTAAACCCTGCCTTATCTACTGCTGATAGACTGTTTAATTTATCCTCACTCTGAGAAACTAAATAATCTACTCCTTTTTTTATTTTTTCTTCTAACGTCATTGTTTGTATTCGTAATTCGCAAATCAAAAATCATTTAACATCCTTCCATCCATCTTTTGTTTTCTCCTCAAGAGATATAACCTCTATCTTTCCGAATGTTCTAGTGTAAAACTCTTCTAAGTCAACACCTGCCTCCCCACACTTACACTTATTCATATCATGCCTAATATCTGAGTGACTAACGCATATATCGTTACACTTTAAACACTTCCATGTCATACGTATAGAGCCTACCATAATTACTTTTTGAATTGAGATTCTATAAATTCTTTTAAATCTTTAGTGGGATACTTAGACATAAAATCTAATAGAGTAGGATACTTACCATCCTTATCGAAGTTCTTATGGAAAAGTGTCAACTGAGCTTTAGTTAACCCCATCATTTTGAAACCATTGTTCATAGCCACTAAGCCAGCCTTAGAGCGATCATCAGTAATAAATGATAAGTCAATAGGTTTTAAATCTTTCTTTGCTTTAGAGGTCAACGCTTTGCCCTTAGAAACGTTATCGGTCTTTTCTATTTTACCTAGCTTCTCTTTAGCTTTGTCTACCTCTTCTTTAGCTGCGTAGTTGCTGTTGTCTCCAATTCCTAATGCCCGAAATGCTCTACCGATAGCAGAAGTCTCAGCATTCTCAGCCCAATTAGTCTTATTAATCTTTGATGTTCCCTCTCTCTCTAATGCTATTCCTGTAGCACATACCTTTCCAGAACCATTTAGTATCTCACACTTAATCATTACTTGATGTTTACCATCTATGATACAAGTGTCTAATAAGTGTGTGACTATTTTGTGAGATTTAAAATCTTTCTTAAAAATCTGTTGTCTCTCTGCTACTTTCTGATAATCTTGATTATACTCCATAACTTTTCTTAATTGATTGTCTGATTAATTTTGCTACAGAAACTCCTTGTTTCTTGCCTATGCTCTTAAGTTTCAGAAGTGTGCTACCTTCAATACGTATCTGAAATCTTATGTCCTTAATCTGTTTGGGTTGCTTCATCTTTTTCATAATCTAATCTTTTAGTTTCTGCATCTACAAATTTTAAAACCTCTTGCAGTAGCTCGTATTTAATATAGTCTGGCTGTATAAAATATTCTTCATCTACAATTAATAAATCTTTATTGTCTTTAGAAGATATTCTAAACGTCATATTGTAATTGCTTTTCATTTTTTAGCTTTTTTCGTTCTAGATTTTGGTTTTGATTTTAATTTTTTAGCCTCTTGGTCTGTTAGTTTAATAACTCTACCATCCATTAAATCTTTTATAAAAGCCCTAAGCTCAATAAGTTTAGTAAGATCTAACTTCGCAATATCATGAGATATGTCTTCAAAAATATCTTGGATGTCTTGGATTAATTTAATCTCTTCTTCCTTCTCGAATAACTTAGCCTCTACAGGTAGTACAACCCTCTCTAACTCTTCGAAGAACCTGTTACCATGATACTTAACTTGTTGCCTCCAAAGTTTTGTGTGCTTGAGGTCTTCTAAATTTTCTAGCAAGATAACTCCATTACATATAAATGAAGTCGCCAAATGCTTGGTGCTTTTATCCATAATTGTTTTTTTAAAAAAATACTCTATATATCTACAATGTTAAGGATAAACATTGTAATGACAAAATAATTAATTACCTTTTGATAAATCGTCTAAAAAATCTTCTATTAAAACTTTCAACCATATATCTATATTCATCTTCCATTCCGCTACTATTTCTCCATCATAGATTTCTATTTCTAATACAAGATCTTTTTCACATAACTTATACTTAAACGTTGATTCTGCCATTGGAAGCTGTTTTGCCCCTTAATTTAACAAATTCAAGTTTAATCTCTTTTAGTCTTTTGCTGGTCTTTTCATCTTTATTTTTTAGAAACTCTTTTACAAGAGCCTCATGCTCTAAAGATAAACTCTCTATTTTCTCTCCCTTAGAGATGACAGAGTTTAAAAAATCTCTAATACACCTGATAGAATCTAATGAGTTTATACAGAACTTCTTAGAGGGTATATGAGTTCCTTTTACATACCTCTCTCCCTCTAATATTGTTATTAAATTGTATTCATCATTTGTAGTTATAATTGCATTTCCTTCTTTGTCTAAAATTAAAGTTCTCATATTTTGTTTAATAAAAATTAACAAGTTATAAACTCAACCTCGTTCCTCGGCAGTCGCTCAAGCTAGTTTATAAGGATGTTAGGCACAATTAAAAAACGCAACCCAAATAGTCTGTGCTTTTTTTCCGCTTCTATGCCCGTACAATGGTTTTTTATCTGTTAATTTTAATATTTCTTTTAATGGTATTTCAGCTTCACACCACTTAAATATTAAAGTTCCGTTAGGTTTTAATACTCTAAAACATTCCGAAAACCCTTTTTTAATATCTTCTTTCCAAGTTTCGTTAAGTAAACCATAGTCAAAAGCTATTCTACCAGTTGCCCCCGCACCCTTATAAAAATGTGGTGGGTCAAAAACAATATGATAAAAACTATCATTTTCAAACGGCATATTTCTAAAATCTACCAATTTATCTGGTGCTACAACTTTTGGTTTCCTTCCTTTAGTTCCTTTTGTACCCACGTCTATTACTCTTGTTCCTTCTCTTATGTCGGTGTATAAAACTCTTTCGTCTTGTTTATCAAACCAAAACATTCTAGTGCCACAACAAGCATCTAATATTTTTTTATCGTTATTCATATCTATATTTTTAATTCATTAATAAAACTGTGCCTAACACTGGTTATAGTGCATATTTGCGAAAAGCAAATCAGACACCATACCCTTAACGTTATAAAATAAAGTTATTACACCTTAAAGTATTGTTTTATAAAAAGTCTAAACAAAAGAATCATCACCACCCATACCACTATAATACTTTTTCTTTTTGTTCTCAATAAGTTTCTCATACAGATAAGGATAGAATTTTTTCATTAGTTTTTCTACGGTATTATGGTTTTCATAACCTATGTACCTTTCGTTAACTTCTTTAGTTGTGTAGCCTCTATTTATATAAGCTATTATCTCTTGTTTTTTCTCGTCAAAAACTTTCTGAAGCTTAGTAGGAAACCCCCATTGAATCTCATAGAAAAGGGCAGGGTAAGCTCTTTTGAAATGATTCCTTAACTGGTATGAATTGCAGTAAAAGAAATAGTTATCATTAAGATAAGATGAGGTACAACCATCTTTTATTCTTTTAATAATCTCTTCTTCTTTACTATCCATTACTTGTTGGAACTTAGTAGGATACTTGCTCTTCATTTTTTCTTTTATATAAGGCTTTATATAATTAGCAGACTGATCCTCACCAGTTATCAAGTGTTTAACATTTAAGAAGTGATTGTATACAGCATCTCCCAATACAAACCTATTATCGTAGGTATGTACCTTATTTTCTACGCTTCTAATGTAATATAAATAGCTTGTCCTATCTCTTTGGGTTAGCCTACACACTGTCTTATAAACTTTTATTGACCTTGGCTTAAAACATAAGTCAGCGCATAGCCAAAAGAAAACAACGCTAGGAACGATGTCTTCAGGTCTCCTAGTGTCAGAGACTAAGTTTGTAACATTAAAATAAGACATTACAACCTCTGATATTTTAACTGCTTGAGAGGATGTTTCTAATCTGTTAATAGCATCTTCAATAGTTTCCCCATCTTTGCACTCTTGAATAATAGTTTTTAAATCTTCTTTAGTATATTTCATCTTATTTATTTAATGCTATTCCATGAATGTCATCATCATGAACGAATAAGTATTCTTCTCCCTCTACTTTCATTTTGTAGAAGGCTTCTGGATTAATAATAACTGTGTCACCTTGAGTAATTTCTTTCTCTAAAAATCTTGAAGGTCTATAAATCTCTACCAGGTCTTCCCTCTTCTTCTGCCTTAGATGATCGGGGATAATGATAGTAGTAGATTCGAAAATATTCTTCTTCTGCTTGCAGATATTCCACTTGCTTACAGAGAGTATCTCTCCATCTCTTACCTTACAATACACACTACAAACAAACTTAGTAACCCAATCCCTAAACAACGGATAAAAGAAATTACCTTCGTCTGTTTTTCTCTCAAAATTTACTGAGTGATGGTGGAGATATACATCGTCTCCAACTTTAAAATCTTCTAGAAAGATACCATCATCTTTTAAGTTCTTAGACAGTCCTTTTGGTAGTCCAAGTATCTTCCCCTTGTGAGGTATTAAACCTTCATCATGGGGCATCGTGCCATCCTCTTCCATCCTAGAGAATATAGTGTCAAGGTAAAGCTCTACCTCTTCACCATTTATATTCATAGTAGTCTTTAGATGTTGCTTAAGATCTATATCTATAAGCATAAAATCTTTTAAATACCTCATATAATAAACTTACTATGTTTGAAAAACTTATTCATATCTATTTGTAAATTCTTTTTTGGTTAAAATATCAACGTTACCCTCGTTGTCTTTTACCGCCCATTCATCTTTGAAAGGCATCATAAAAACCTCTCCTGGTTTAGTGATAAATTTTAGTACCTCTGATTTGTTTTCCCCATCGTATAAGATTGCTCTCACCACACTAGGCTTGCTTCTGTAAAATTTCATAAATTGATTGTAGTATAAAAGTTAAAAAAAATATTGCACAAAAAACTATAAAAATATAGAATGTTGTATTTAGCTTCTTGTTCACTTTATTAATATTTGTATCAAACCGTAACAGATTACGGAGAGAGATAATATTAGTAATGATGTTCTTAATGTTTTCATTTGTTATGTTTTTAAGAAGAATAAAACTCTTCATCTTTAATTATTCTTTTTACTCTATTGTATCCTAACACTAAATCTATAGATATAGACCTAACAGACTTACCTGTTTTTCTCATAGATAAGACTCTACTAACTTTCTCAAGTTCTTTGGGTACTTTGATTAAGCTTTTACCAGACTTCTTGTATCCATAAGGAGGAGTCCTAGAGTAAACTTCTTTGTTCTTTTTTTTATTCTGTAAAATGTGTGAGGTTCGCTCTGAGATAATTCCTCTCTCCATCTCATTTAGAGATAACATAAGAGACAAAAAGAATTTACCCATAGCTGAGTTAGAATCTATAGTCTCTCCGTTTATATCTAATACAGAGATGCCTATACCCTCTTTATTTAGCGTTTCTATGAAGTTTAAGCCATCTACTACTCTTCTTGATAGTCTATCTAGCTTCCAACAAACGATGTGGTCTACCTCTTTGTTCTTAATCTTATCTTTAAGAACCTTACCTCCTGGTCTATTGAATATTTTACTACCTCCAGAGATATCAGAATCTATAATTACATCTATAAGATCATAACCTTTGTCCTTGCAGAAGGAGGAGCATTTATCTAATTGCATTTTTTCAGAGTTATCTTGTCTGTCTGTAGATACTCTTATGTATATAATCGTTTTCATAATACAGGTTAAATTTATAAGTTAATTTTGTAATGACAAAAATATTTTAGATATATTTTTTAGGAGAATATATTTAGATACAATATCTATCTAAAAATTGGAGTTAATTTTTTTTTTATCCCAGCTCTCTCCGAGGGCGATTGCATCGAGCTACGTATGGAGTATGAAGTATATTCTTATTCCTAAATCTTTCGTATGCTCTTGTCGTATGGAGTATGAAGTATACTATCATTCCTAAATCTTTCGTATGCTATTGAAGTATTGTATTAAGAATTTCTAAGGAGAAGTTTTTAACTTAAACCTGCCCCGAGATATGGTTTTTTTCTTGCCCCGAGGGGTGGTTATACCCTCTTTTCAAGAGTTGTAATTGCCCCGAGTTATGGTTAAGTTAAATATTTTAAAG